CCCTCTTCGGAGGGTTTTTTTGTGTCTATTTTTCTTTGATATTGTCTAAATCTTTCTCTATATCCAAAAGTTTGTCAGACAAGGTTTTTCCTCTCATTGCACTGGTTTTTGTCTGGTGTCTGATTTCTTCTTTTAAAAAAGCGATGGCATTACGATTATGTTGAATTTGAGCATCTAACCCGATGTAATATTCATTCATCACTATTAATATTTTTGAATCAATATTTTTCTCAAGATTTTCTTTCTCGTCTATGATTTTTTTGTGCAATTTTTCGATGGACTTTTCAAATTGATTGAGAAGCCAAATAGTCAGGGGAATAAAGATTCCTGCAATTATAGATATGATTTCTGCTAATCCCATTTTTCTCCTCAATTATAGGTATCCTCTGACCCTGATGTGATTGTTGCTCCACAACTAATTAAATCACCAATTCTAGCAATACTTAAGCCATTGCATTCGACATTATTTGAACCGCCTATTATTGTTTGTGTGCCATGAATATCGCAAATTACGGTATCCCCAATTCTTGCAATACCACGCTCATTAGTAGCACAATTTTCCGAGCTTGATATTATTGAGCCTCCGTGACTAATGGTGTCTCCAATTCTTGCAATATTATCCATAATGGAGTCAAGATTATTGTTACAATTACTTTTATATTTTACTAAAAATCATGGTTGTATCAGTTGATAAAATTCAGTCTCGAAATTGGTCGCCTAAATTAAATAGTTTCGGTGAAATTGTTGAAAATTTGGCAGATATTAATCAGTGTATAAAGATTATTTTATCTACTCCTCGTGGTAGTGATCCTCATCGTCCTAGTTTTGCGAGTAATCTACACGATTATGTTGATTATCCTCAGACGGCTGTTAAACAGTTTCTAATTAAGGAAACCTATGAGGCGTTATTGAGGTGGGAACCAAGGATAAATATTGAGAAGGTGGAAATTATTTTTAACGAAACTGATTTAGGCACGATTGAAATCAGAGTTATTTGGACAGTAAAAGAATCTACCCTTCAGCAAATTACGGTGGTGGTTTTATGACAATTTTCTCTAAGCCTATTTTTGCAATACCAGATGCTCTTAGTGCTGAGAATGAGCTAAAGGCTAAATATACTGAATTGACTGGTAAGGAGTTATTTCCTGCACAACCTGAAGCTCTCTTGAGTAATTGGGCGGCATATCTAAAAACCGTGACTGATACCCTAATTCAGTTTACGGGTGAGCAATGTTTGGTCAATTATGCCATTGGAGATAATCTTGATGCTCTTGGTGCTTTTTGGGATACGCCACGATTAGACGCTCAAAGTTCGATTACCACTATATTATTTACTTTGACTTCGGTTCAGGGCAGTGATTATATCGTGCCTGAAGGTACAAAGGTACAAAGTCGTGATAATCTTTTCCTATTTGCGACGACGGCTAATTTGATTATCCCTAGTGGTGATTTATCGGGGAGTATTTCTGCTGTTTGTACTGTGGCGGGGGAAGAAAGTAATGGTTATGCCATTGGGCAAATTAATCAATTATTTGATTTATTGTCTGATATTGCATCGGTGGCGAATACCTCTGTATCTAATTCTGGTGCATCTATCGAAACGGATGATAGATATAGGGAGAGATTATTAATTGCTCCTAATAAAATTAGTACAGCTGGGAGTAAAGATAGTTATAAGTTTTTGGTATTGTCGGCGGATTCTAATATTTCTGCGGTGGCAATTAGTTCGCCTACGGATACTGAAAGGATAGAAAGAGAGGAAGAATTAGCGTTAGAGTTAGGAGAATTATTGAGAGATAATTTACAAGATTATGGAGTTGATATTAATTTATTTACCGCAGAAAATATTGCTCCTTTATTTCGTCAATTTATTAAAATTCCTCGTTTTTCTGTAGATATTTATCTATTAGCAAAGGATGGTTTACCTTCTTTAGAATTAATAGATAAGGTGCAAACTTTTTTGGATAATGACAATATTCGTCCGTTGACAGATATGGTCAAAGTATTTTCTGCTATTGAAATTGAGCAAAATATTAGTGTTGAGATTATTGCGGATATTAATGCTGATATTGCTGATTTAACAAGTAGATTAAATATAATTATTGAAGATTATCGTAATGATTTATCTTCTAATTTAGGTAAGGATATTGTGCCTAGCCAAATTATCCAAAAAATGCAAATTGGTGGGGTTTATTCTGTTAATTTAATTGAGCCTATTGAAACGGTTAAAATTGAGTTTAATCAACGGGTTATCGTACCTAATTTTAATCTTGATATTGTGGGGGTAAGTGCAGGATGATTTGCCCTATTGACCCAAAACCATTACAGCCACCATTAAGGACTGAGGAATTTGAAACTTTGTTTCATCTTTTAAAAGTGGCAACTATTTGTCAAGATTTGGTTCCCTTATTAATTTATCAAATTGATACGGTTGATAATTCAGTTTTGGTGCATATTGCTGAACAATTAGATGTGTTGGGGTACAAAGGTTGGTTATTGGCTGATACTGAGACGAAACAGAGGGATTTAATCAGATCAGCCGTTGCTCTGCATCGAAAAGCAGCGACTCCTTCTGCGATTATTGATGCTTTGTCAGTGGTAGATATTGATGTAGAAATTATTGAAAATCCTTGTTTACTTTATGATGGGATTTTTAAATATGATGGTACGGAATATTACAATCAAAGAAGGTGGGATCGTTTTATTGTGGTTTTTTCTGCACCAATACCGATTGAACTACAGCCTCTTGTTGATGGTTTAATTGAGGCGTGGAAAAATGCAAGGTCAAATAGATTTATCCCTTTTTCTCCCCTTCAATATGATGGCTCTTTTTCTTATAATGGAGAGGAGATTTATGACGCGGAAAAAGATAGTTCTTTAGATATTTCTGTTTATTCTGGGTGTTAAATGGCTATTTTAAATTTGATTGACGATGGTGTAAATGATTTTGCTATTTATCAAGGGAGAGACTATCAATTATCTCTCTTTCAAGTAGGCAATATTACTGGCGATTTTGTGGGAATAATTAGAGATAATTATCTTGAAAATGCTGGTAATTTATTAGGGGAATTTACCTTTGATATTAGTTTCGATATTGATGAGAATAAAACCTCGATAATAGGTAGAATCCCTAATTCTGTTACGGCTTTATTGCCTTTTACTAAGTTTCAAGGTGTTGGTATTCCTAGTTTAAAAAATTCATTAGTTTATGATATTGACTATCACGAAAATGGATTTATTATCCCTAGATTTCAAGGATTTGTTCAGGTTAAACCCGATGTATAGAGAGGTATAAAATGAGTGATTTTGATATTATTAGTACGAATGAAATTATTGAAATAATCCCACCGATACCCGTGGTAATAGAAATCGCTTCTAATCCGATTGCTATTAATGGACAAGATGGTAAATCTGCTTATCAGATAGCCATTGATAACGGGTTTGTCGGTACTGAACAGGAATGGCTTGATAGTTTAAAAATTAAAGAATGGGATTCAAACAATTGGTGATAATTTATGGCAACTTTTAGGATATTTCGAGAAACAGTTTTACCTAGCACTTTAACTCCGTCAGCTGTTTACTATATAGCACCAGCAATTGACATTCTCCCATCACCAAATCAAAGATTATGGTGAGGGATTCTAACTTCAACCACCTAACTTATCAATCAAGTTTTCACTCAATTGACAGAGGTTAATGTGTCCGTTAGCGTTTACCAGTTCAAGACTGGAAGTTAGGGATTGCCCACCCCTACTTAATTCTCTTAATGCTTTAGCTAAGATATTAATTGCACCTGCCTCATCTCTATCCATTACACAACCACATTCACAAATGTGTGTTCTTTGAGATAAGGTCTTTTTGACTATTACTTTACAGTTAGGACATTCTTGACTGGTGTATTGAGGGTTTACGGGATAAACAATTTTACCCATTACTTTTCCGTAGTAGTCTAACCAATCAAAAAAAGTTCTCCAACTCGCATCGTTAATACTCTTAGCTAAACAATGGTTTTTGACCATATTCTTAACAGTTAATTTCTCATAGGCTACCAAATCGTTAGATTGGACTACGCACCGTGCTAATTTTACTAACCAGTCTTTACGTTGCCTTGAGATTTTTAAATTTTTTCTCCCCAATTTATTAATCGCTTTTTTTCGAGAGTTACTACCTTTTTTCTTTTTGCTAACTTGTCTTTGAAGTTTTTTTAATTGCTTTTCTGATTTTCTTAAATGTCTAGGATTATCTATCTTTAAACCGTTTGAATCAGTATAAAAATGAGATAAACCAACATCTAAACCGAGAGCATTACCAGAAGGTTTAATATCTTCTATCCTTTCTTGGTCTATACAAAATTGTACATAATAACCATCAGCACGGCGAATAACTCTAACTCGTTTAATCTGATTAATTTGGTAGAAATTTAGGTTAAAACCACCCCGCATTTTAAACCACCCTGCTTTAAATCCATCTCTAAAATTAATAGCAGTTCTATCTTTTGAAAGCTCCCACCCTGAAGTTTTATACTCTACAGAACGACCTTTTTTAAATTTAGGAAAGCCTTTTTTCTTAATTGAGGGATTTTTACAGTTATCATAAAAGCGTTTTATTGAAACCCAAGCTCTTTCAGCACTAGCTTGACGAGCCATAGAATTGAGCTTTTTTGCCCATTCAAACTCACTAGCTAACTTTTTGCAAAGACGGCTTAAATCATACTGCCCAACTTTTTCATTATCCATCCAATAACGCACACAAGAATTACGCACAAAACTAGCTGTACGAATCATCTCATCTATTTTTTGGTATTGTGGTTGATTGCCGTATAATTTTGCTTCAATGACTAACATTATTTTATGGTGCTTTCATTGTCATAAAATTATTTTAACACAAACTTTTGGATTTATGTGGACTCCCGTTGGTCGAATTTTTTTTATTGGTCAGCATTCATCCCGTCACCAAAACGATTCACTTTTTGAGTTTATGGTGAGGGCTTTTAACAGTTAACAAAAAGTTACTTAAATCTTCTTAAACTTACTCATTTATTAAGCTATACTCTAGTAATGAGTAAATTATCTATTTCTGAAGCCGCAAAACTAAAAGGTGTTAGTACCTCTAGTATTGAAATTGTGGACGACATCACTGCAAGAAATGCCCTTAACCCTACTGCTAACATTCAGGTTTTCGTCATAGATGCAAGTGACGACACGACAGTAACAAGCGGTGGTGCTACCTATATCTATAGGCTTAGTACTACTTCATGGATAAAAATATCTGAGTCAGAAAGCCTTGATTTAGTCTTAAGTTGGGCTAATCTGACTGGTAAACCGTCAAGCAGTGTTACTGATATTGATAATGCAGTTAGTCTTCGTCATACTCATGCTAATAAGAGTGAATTAGATAAGATAGGTGAAGATGTAAACGGTAATCTTACTTATAATGGTGCATTGCCTGTAATTGAATGGACAAGTGTGGGGTGGTAGTAAGTGACTTTTCAATCACATAAAGTAGTTTCTACTTTACCGACAACCTTAACACCTGATACTATTTATTTAGTTAGGGTGAGCGAAGGTTTTGACCTTTATTGTAGTGATGCAACGGGGGCGATCGCCCATAAAGTAAATCCTTCGCCTTCTTTAGATTTAGAATTTCAATTTGCTAATAATCCTCTATTTGATTCTGATAGCTTATGGTTGGATTCTAATGTTAGTAGTGGTTTTAACACCTGTTTAATTTCTGGGAATACTTTAGTTTTGTGTCCTTTTTATTATTACAGAAATGTAAATATGACAACGGTGGGGGTATCAGTTACCCAAGCGGTAGCATCAGGAGAAGCTAAATTTTCTATTTGGAGTAGCAATACTGATAATAGTCCTAATTTACCTTTAACTGAGTCAAGCAGTTTTTCTACAAGCACAACAGGGAATAAAATAGTTTCTTTGTCTCATACTTTACAAGAAAGAACTTTATATTGGTTAGGTATAAGAGGAAATAATACTTTTAGAACTACGGCTGGAGTGTCTCGCCCCCTAATGGCTAGAACTTTAGATAGTAATGTTTATCGATTGGTCAAGACATTTAATTACACAGATAGCTTAAGTTCTTTTATTTTAAATTTTACGACAGACACTGATTTTAGTTTTGCACCACTAATTAGAGTTCGAGAATTATGATAAATTACATAGAGAAAGGGATAAAACTTCATGATGAGGTAAAAGCAAAAGGCTATCAACTATATCAATTAGATGGAGTATGGCTATCAGATAATGATGTAGCCGTGCAAGCTATTATTGATAATTTTGGAGAAACCCCTGTAGCAAATTGGGATGTATTTAATGAGGCTATGTTGACTCATCCCCGATTTATAGCAGTATCTTCTTTGGCTTTTCAAATTAATCCTGCTGCCGCTTCCTCTTTACCTGCGGCACTAGCTCAAGTCACAACTAATGGGCTAAGTGCTTTTACTTCGATATGGGGTTTTGTCTGCTATTTGGGTCAAGCGACACCA